CTTAAATCCATTGCCACGATATGACAATAAAAAAAGAGCCCGATGACAATATTTATTGCCATCAAGCTCCTGGTTACCCTGCAAAGATAGTGAAAACTATTCCATATTCAATCCATATTGAAAAAAATAATCAGGAGCAATATTTCGATTATCCGAAGAATTTAAAGAGTCACAATATTAATAGAAAACAAATAGGATTCATGAAATCTACCGGTTGTCTATAAAATCAGATGTTCTCAAGCCTTTATCGGGAAACATCTTTACTTTTTTCCTTTTCCTTTGAACATTTTTCAAGTCACGCACAATGGTGCTGGAAAGTACCTCCGAATAAATCTGTGTGGTCTTTACGGAAGTATGTCCGAGCAGCTTCTGGACTGTTGTAATCGCAACTCCCTGATGAACCAGCAGGGTGGCACAGGTATGACGGCTCACATGGTAGGTTATCCGTTTTTTGATATCACACAATCCGGCCAGCTTTCGAAGCTGCTTATTCACTTCCGAGTTACAGGGTAGGGATACAAGACTACCTATATCCGGATAACGGTCAAGAATGCCCAATGCCCTGCTTTCAAACAGCAGATGTAACGGCAGACGGATTTCCACCCCTGTCTTGACGGATTTGAAGTACAGCCACCGTTTGCCGTTTACTCTAATGAAATTCTCAGGTGTGAGCTGGCGGAAGTCAGAATAGCGCAATCCGGTATAACAACAGAACAGGAAGGCATCGAGCACATGGCGCATGGACTCCTCTTCCACCTCGACCGTTTCCAGCTTCTTCAGCTCGTCCGGGGTAAGAAACTCATGTCTGCCCTTCTCCTGTTTGATTTTGTACTTTCTGAACGGATAAGCATCTGCGTGCATATATCCCTGGTTGATTGCCTCATTGACCAAGGTACGGAGCTGTCTCATGTGCTTGGCTATCGTATTGACCGCATTGCCCTTTTCCCTTAAGTATTGCTCAAAATCACGAAGGAATGTATAGGTAATATCCTTGAAGTCCAATCCGGAACGGAAATCATTCAGGACCGCCAGTGTAGAGTGCAGGTTGTCCTTGGTGGACTGCTTCTTGTCCGAATTGTCAATGGCTGATTTGGCAAAAGTAAAGAAGCTGATATTCAAGGCACTTTTCTTCTTGACAGCATCCTTCAGTAGTGAGAGTGTGGCAGGTATTCCACGCTTCCAATACCCCAACTCTATGCCTTGCAGATACAGGATGTATTCATAGAGCATTGTGTTGAGTTCGTTAGATTGGGGGTGGTTAATGACTTGTGCCCCCTCACGGCTCCAGCACTCCGGTTTGAGGTAAACATTGGTCTTCAAGTAGATTTTCCTTTGATTTAAATAAGCTTCAACCTGTACAAGAGCCGTGCCTTGCTTATTCAGTTTCTTTTGGCGGTTAAAGACCAACCTGTATCGTATCTTCTCTAGCATATTTTTATTTTAAATTTAGCTATTTCCTCCAAAATAATCAAATTCGACAATATTAATCTTATAATCTCGACCTGGGAGGACTGATGAATAATTTGAAGCTGTTTCCGTTCATGGACAGAGGTAATTTAGATTCTAATTCAGATTTTGATTCATTGTCCAATACTGGGTATTACAGTATGCAAAGATGCGAACTATCACCTAATGGACCAGGCATTCAATGGGGAGTATTGGTCAATATTAAAACGAATGGAGGTTATAGGCTTCAAATTGCAACAAATAACAACACAGTGATAAAGATAAGATTAGGAGATACTTATTTCAGACCTTGGAAAACCCTTTCTTTGACATGATTTTCTTAAAAATCGAGAGCTGGAAGAACTATTCACAAGTTTGAAACTATTTCCATTTATGTTCAGAGGCGATGTCAACGTAACATCTTATGACGAAACGGGTGCGTTGGATACTGTAATAGAAATGGGTATTTATAAAGTTAAGCCGAAACAAGGTGTATGGGGAACCTTGGTCGTATTTAATGCCTTCGATGGTGCGGGTGGGGTCGTACAAAAACTATATAATGCAACAGGAGCTAAATATAGAGTTAAAAACTCAAATACAGATAACTTATGGACTGATTGGAAATCTTTTTAACGAAAAATTCCAATTGGTTCATGCCTGGAAGGACTGTTAGGAGTTAGCAGTAGTACTATATTTAAAGGAAAAGGGTATATCCAGTTAGAAACTGAAAACGATATTGATAAAGTGTATGAGCCTGGAGTATATGCAATAAAAGGCACTTCATACAATGATCAAACGCTTCTTGTCTTCAGTCATAACCTGGGACAGTCAACAGTACAATTTAGGACTAATAACTATGGTGGTTTTTTAGTGTTTAGAATAAAATGGTGGAATGGTGCTTGGGGAACCTGGAAGACGGTTTCTTTGACATAAAATTTATCTGTTTGCACTTCTGGAAGAACTGATTGGTTTTCCTTATCGTGGATACAAGTTAGCAACAAATGAAAATTTAGATGGTTTTATTGAGCGGGGAGTATGCGTTTTAGGACAACCTGATGCGAGTGGTGTAGGTCCTAATGATCATGGAATGCTTATATGTGGAGTGACTCCATCAGGAGGAATATTTCAAGTCATGTTTTCTATTAGGAATAAGATTTACCATAGATATAGAAGCACAAGTGGAGTATGGAATCCATGGTATGTTTATACATCATCAGTTTATAATCCATAAATACTATACAGGAAACTGTCTCTATGTCAGTTTCCTGTAAATGGTAATATTAGTTTTTGGGATTCTTGGTGTACAATTATACCTGTGTCCATGCGTTCCAAGCTTCTTCCCCTACTTTCCTCCGCAAAAAAACATGATTGTTGATGTCATAGAGAATTTGAATAGTGGAACTGCCGCCAAAACGTTTGACCTCTACTGTTCCTGCTGCTCCAAACGGATGCTTTTTTGAGTCATAGTCCGATGTGGAGTTAAAAGTATATATGCTGCCGAGAGAAGTGTTGTTCCATAACAAGCCATCCAGTTCTGACAGCAGGGATATTAATGTATATTTAAACACCAGTTCTTCCAGTACTGAGGCATTGGCTTTCAACGCCTCACTTAATTCCATCTTTTCCATAATATTTTTTATTTACCAGTTTCAGTTTCCAAATTGTTTTTCTTATAATCCTGCCATGAGTCGGCAAGCTGCCCCACCGAAGCGGAAGTGTAGAGGTCAAGTATATGAATCTCGTCATCGGCAAGCTCCACAAGCTCGTTCCGATAGATCTTCTCCGCAAGCACGTGCGCCGGAAGACCGGGCACGTTCCTGTAAATGCCGTCAGCAATATCCTTACGGATATCCGCTATCACCATATCCTGTCTGTCTATCCCCGTGAACAGGGGAAATTTTGTAAAATCAACTTTCATAATATTCTTAATTAAATACTGTTATCCGCAATAAAACATAACCCAATAATTGCCCATACATTTAACGAATCCGGACGCATAATCCAGATCAATGGAGGACATCTCTTTTCCTCCGGGGGCAGGCAGGATGCGCCCGCCTGTCAGTCTTACCCCGCCGCTCATACGTTTGAAGTATATGGTATGTCCCGGAACATCCGGAGGAAGTGTCACTTCTATATTACCCGTATTAATAAACATCACATTGTCATCATTGTTATTCAGGGAAGTGCTGACGGATATGTTCCTCCAGTTCCCCACTATGCCATGAAGAGACACATAACTGTCATTGTTCGGATGAAGGAAAATGTTACCCCCCTCCACGAACAGAGGAATGCTCAGGGTCTTGATGTGCATCCCGATCATGGCATTCGGACTCTGTATGTCAATTCCGGTATCATACGATATCCCTTCGATTGTGACAAATTTCGTGTTCCCTCCGATTTTTACACGTGCAAATGTCCTTTCGTTATAAAACTCTATCTGTCCGGCAGACAGGTTGAAACCGACATGGGAATCCGTCCCCTCATAAAGAGTTTTTGAGGACAACATACCGGAATCTATGGAAAACGGACCGATACGTCCGCTATCCGCCGTGATTTTTCCGCTGATGTCCACATTGACCGCCCTGATACCGTCCGCATCAATCATGGACGCCTTGATCTTCTCGGTCAACAACAGCTTGGTGGCGATAAAAGTCCAGCTCTGTGCTACTTCCCAGTATTTTATTTTTCCCGAAGCCACATTCTGTTTGGGGGTCTCCGTCGAAACCGACGTATGCGAACGGATGCACAGGTACAGCAGGTTGTCATAAAGTACAATGTCGTAAAACTGCTGCCCTTGCTTGCCTTCCAGGTAAGACACAGACGCCCCCCATACACGCATACGCATGCGCGCTCCCTTATCTCCCTTGTCACCTTTTGGAGCAAAACTGACCTGTCCGGTTCTAGTCAACAACGGCATATCACCTCCTTATTCCTTGGTTGTGATGGTCCATGCCACGTTGCCTCCTGCCTGCTGGCACATGTCCCAAGTACACGTGCCGGAAGTGGCTGCTGTACCGGAAGTAGACGGGTTAAGGACTACTCCTGCACTGTCCATGAACACGAAATAGAAAGTCATGTCCTTGTACTTGGTGGTACTCCCACGCTTGACCAGAATGGGCTTATAGACCACCGTGTCACCACTTTCCCGGATGGTCTCGTCCTCGGGCGTGGGATTCAGGATCAAATCAAACGGATCGGACGCATCCATTACGGACTGCGTGTCCTGACCGATGAGCTTGCCGCCCTGGTACACCTCCGCCTTGAACACACCTGTCGTGTCAACCATATCGTTGGTGACGGTCAATGTCTGTGTGGTCTTTCCGCTCAGCACGCTCCACGCACCGTTGACCTGGTTGTACCACTTGTACGCCAGTCCGGTAGTGATCTCGTCACTGCCCATGCGCGCTACGGCTTTCAGAATGCAGCTCTGCCCTTTGTCCCGAAGGGTAAAATACTTGTTGTCACCGGCAATGATCGTCACATGCTTTTGGTTTCCGACCCCCTTGGTGATGGGGATGCTATAGACGAACTGGACGGTGTCGCTGGTATTCCCTATCGTCACGGTGGCTTCACCCTTGATGGTACAAGAGGCCGCTCCGCTCGCCTTGACCAGATTCTTGACGATCTGCAATCCGTAGTAATCCGTCGTACCGGGCTGGTAAGGGATAAACTTGAAATGTCCCGTCTCACCGCCAAACGTGTTGGTGGAGACATTGCCCGAGAACTTGATCTCGACATCATTGAAATACCATTTCATGGAGGAAGGGACCACCAGCCCTTCCGCCACCCGCGAAGAGGTGAGAATGAAGGACAAGACGGGCTTGAGCGAAGCGAAATCCGGTGCGATGTTCGTCGGCGCGGACGCTTCGCCCATATACTCCTGATACAGATCTCCCTGGTTACACTGGATGGCAGGCATGTATACGCCGCCCTTTGCGAAAATATGACCTGTCCGGTCGCGCTGGCCAAACTCATGACGCTCCTCCTTCCCCGGTCGTTTCCGTACTATCCGTGCCTTCGGAGCTTTCGGTGTTGTCCTCCCCCCAAGAGGCAGGTGTGAATACTTCGACGGGATGGTCCGTACCGTCTATCTCTTCTTTCGCCGCCTGCGGGGTCAGGCAGATGCCGCCCGCTTCCTTGGCCCTGTCAAATACCGTGTCGCCGGGGAAACGTGCCACGTCCGCCTGCCACAATAATACATTGCCATCCGCTGTCCTGTTGCGGATATCGGTCAGATGCAACCGGTCGGCAACCTCCTTCGTTACTTTAATGTAAAATGCCATAATTCTATTGTTTTTAATGTTATCCAAATTTTCTTACTACTACCGCCTTGCCCCCCTGTGTGAGCACCTTGCCGCCTTGTGTCAGCGCCACGTAAGGGCCTCTGTCCTCCACCTCCAGCTTTAACATCATGCCGTTGCTGAAAGGTATCCTGGGAGAGTATCCGTCGGCAACCTTGGCATATCCGGCATCTCCGCTCTTCTTGACGTACCAGTGGCAGTTAAACATGGCGGATGGATTCGGGATAACCCCCATGGTATCCCGAATGACGGGTCTGGGAAAGATGGCGTAAGTCCCATCCGGAACACCCGTAGGTACGCCCTCCCAGTCGGCTTCAATCTTCGGAATCCTGCGGCGTATCACCGTAGAGACTGCCGGGTCCGATGTGCCCGGGGTTGATGCCGGAGTCCCGGAAGCCGCATAGGTGGCCTTGCAGACAATCGTGATGTCATCACCTATATAATTGCGGTCAATCTTATATACATTCTTGTTCAGTGATACAAACTCCCAGTCGTTGTCACCCGCTCCTGTGGTTATCGCCTCCAGCGCTCCCGTAGACAACAGACGGTACCAGAAGAACCTGCATTTGCCCGTAGCCGTCACGTCCGTGTCGCCTACCATCAGTTTAGCCGTGATGGTCTGTGCGGTGATGTCACGCACCGGGTTCCAGTCCAGCGTGGACGGGCTGTCTATCGTCAATACGGGGATCGCATCCGTACCGTCAACCGCGCGGACAAGACGGCTCATCTGAAAAGTAAACAGCTGTCCGGTACGTGTGTCGGCATATTCCGCGTAAAACTCCAGCGTGACGGGTTTTAGGACGGTGACATTTTTTTTCATTGTGATCTGTCCCTTGCTGTCACCGGACTCCGTAATGCTGTAGCCTGTGTTTGTCGATGTGATAAGTGTGCGTGTGGTTCCGATGCGCTCGTACCACTTCATGTTGGTCAGCCTGGAGTTGACCGCCCCGATTTTAGTCACCGCTTCCGGATCGGTGGCGTTGCACCGCGGAAACAGGACCAGCGGTGTCAGCGTATAGTCCGGAGTGTATTCAGCTTTGTCAGCCTGGTAGACCTGCATGTCCGGCACGCTGCCCACCACCTCGATGTTACAACTGGTTTGTAACAGCCGGTAGTTGATTTCTATTTTTCGTTGCTTTGTTGCCATTGTATAAAACCATTTTAAAATGTTACAAAATTCTCCGCCACTTCAAACTGCTGCCCGTCACGCAATAACGCCTGTGCTTTAAACGTACACACCCGCATGTTGGTATAATTCGGTCCGAGATCATCTGTCGTCAGAGGAAGATTTTTCCCGGCGCCGGCACGCTTCACCGCCCATGCGTTATCTTCTGATACATTCCCGGTATCACGCGTCCAGCTCACATCAGCGTCAAGTATATGATCTGTCACGTCACGGTTGTACAGCTTGCCGGTAATATATAGCGTTGTGGAAAAAGTCTCGATATCAAAATACCACCCCTTTGTGCTGCCGATCTCTATCGTAAATTCCGGGTTCCCTTCCAGCATCGCCCATCCGGCCGCCGCATATTGCGGTTCGTCGGCTGTTCCCGTCATCAGGCACTTCCATTTGCAGCCGTAGTGCCAAACCGTGTCCGCCCGCTCCTGCGTATTGGTGTAAGGATTGTCAGAGGACGCGACTTCGGCCGACCAAAAGCCACGGTCCACCAGTTCCTGTACGGGCAGTCCCTGCCAGTCCACACGGTAAAGTTCACCGAAGATGCCGGCACGGGCGAATATGTACGAGTGCTTATAGTTGACGGGGAGATTGTCAAACAAATCCAAATTGGGCAAACGCCCCAATATCATGTAATAGTTGTTCTGTTCCAAGACAGGCTTCGTTACTCCTTCCAGCCAGACAAGACATTTATCCGTGGTGGCGGACAAATACCAGTAGCTTTGCCTGTCCTCATTGAAGGCGTTTCCTCTTCTGGTAATGATCGTCAACTCTGTGGGAGGATAGTTTTTACCGCCCGGCACCTCACTGTCCGGGTATGACAACACCGAGATGGAGTTGGCCGGGACATTCTTGGACAGCACGCGCATCCACGAGGCGTAATACTCCCCCGTTGAAAAGAGGTTGTTTACAATCCCGTACACTATATCACCCTCCTGGAATGCGGTGAAGTCATTCTCCCAGCGCTTGCGCAATTTCAGGGTATAAGTTCCGTCGCTCTCTAAAGCCACGGACTCAATGACTCCGTTCTCGGAATATGAGGTGTCGCCTTCCTGTGCGTTCAGACGGTTATAGATGATTTCCTTGAACACTGCGGAGCCGCGTACCTCAAGACGCTCGAACTGACCGCGCCCGTCAGGATAGATACCGGCACCTTTACCGGCAATCATGGAGTCGATGAACTTGCCGAACTTCAATAAGAAATTTGTTCCGTCCGCTTGATCCTTACGAAGGAACATTACTAAGGAGCGCAATGCGGAATACACGTTATGGTCTGTCGCAGGGGTGGAGTCGTGGCTTCCGATCACATACACACCGCTGCCACCACCGCCCGTATAGGTCTGTCCCTTCAGGGTAAGGCTCTCAACCTTTTCCTCCAGCTCCCCGATACGGGAATAGGCGGCGGTTTCCCCGACAGTATATATAGGGGAATCATAAGCTAAATCAAGATTGAATTCAAATCCGATAACCCTTGACTGCCTTCCGTTCTCGAAATAAGCCTTGTTGATAAGGTTGACCTTTTGACCGATGCTGTAGAGGTTGTGAATGCCATCCTCACGGTATGCGTCATTTGACATCATCGTGCAGCCATAGGTACTCGGGTCTATCTTGGATTTGGCAGCGTACTTTTCAGTCTTTTCCTTCAACTCCTGCTCGGCGGCACCCACAAGCCCCAGCTCGGTTATTTTCGTACTGTCCCAGCCGGAAAGCACATATTCATCTCCATCCTGGGGAAAGAGCACATCACCAGGAAGCGGTCTGCCATAGTCCTCATTCCTGACTATCTCCCAAAGCTGTGCCTCAGGGTTCCATCCGCCATCCTCCAATATCTCCGGCTTTCCCTCAGGATTGAACTTCACGGCAAACTCCAAACCGTTGAGAAGTCCGGACGCGAAACGTATCCTCAGCTCCTGACCGGGGAGGATATATTTCTCGGAAAAGTTAACACCCGTGTCCCTAAAGCGGTAGGCATTCCATTTTTCCTCGGTGGTTGTACCGTCCTCATTCTCCACCTTGTCCGTCACTTCGATAGTGGTGACATCCGACATGATGCCCGTTCTTCGGGGATAGACTTCATCGAAGATAACCACCTGCTCGACGGCTTCCTCGGTAGTCATATCAGGATAAGCGTCAATGTAAGGAGTGCCTTCGGGAAGCATCAGCCTGCGCTGCACCACGCCGTTCACAACCACGGTCTCGTCAACCGGACGGTAGTCAGATGGGATATTCTTTGTTGAACCAAAAGCGTAGATACGGGTGGCATAAGTGGACCGGGATTCTGACTGTGACATTTCCTGCACGTTTTTCCCGATTTCGAAATCCACCGCATCGCCAGACTCACAACGTCCGAAATGGATGATGTTTTCAGTCACCCAACATTCGCAATCCCATTTTTTCGCCATCTCAAAACAAGCGTCAAGGATGTTGATGTTATCGTAACTCATCAACTGGGACTTGTTTTCGACTGTGGAATCAATGGAGAAAACAAAATCCTGTCCTTTGTATGTGTAACCAAGAGCTTTCAAATTTCTAAGGACTATACCGGCTTGTACGTCAAGCGGAGCGGTCAGGTTCCAGGACGCCTCCTGTCCGGTCGTCTCCGGGGTATATTTGAAGATTTTGTTTTTCCATTTCCAGTAGTAGGCGTCAAGTCTTAATTCGTAATCGTAGCCGGCGGTATTGGTGTTGAATGCGGGCTTCTGCAAGTCGCACACCTCGAACAATCCGAAGTTACATTCCACGTATGAGCCAAGTTTGAAATATATGGGATTCTCTAAGGAGAACTTTAACATGATGTAGTCCTCCTTCATCAGAGTGAACTTACGCTTGCAGCCTTCATTGATCAAAGTTGTAAGCTGGATAGCACCGGATATGTCTTTGATGTCGATTTGTTCCATAATTAAGTTTTGTGTGCCTTTACACAATGCTGAACAAAAGTATATATTTTATTTGAAAATCAAATAGAATATCAAGGGGAATTTCTGTTATTGGGATTAGGCTCATTCAGCTTCAGCACGAATTTTCCTATGCCTTGCATGAATTGGCTGAACTGGTTACAGGAAATATAAATAGTCCTGTAAACTATATTGGGCTGATACTTTGTCTTTATTTCAAGTATTCCTTTATCCAACTCATTACAAAAGCTGTCATACCTTGCAAAGAATGTATCTTTATCAGGGGCTGTCAGGTTTATCTGTAATGTAAGATCGCGCTCGTCCTTTTTGGGATCAGCTGTTATCACACGCTTTCCATGCTCCATTCGGCTCTTGTTCTCAATGAACTCCTTATTGGGTGCTGGGGTCATGAGGGCGGACAGTGCAGTGTCATCCATGCTTATTCCCCATGTGGTATAAGCGTCCTTTCCATTAATAAACAGTTCTTCTTGTGGCATATTTATATACTTTTTGTATTTTTCGCTATTTCGTCAAGCTTGTCTCCAAACTTATAAATTAGTTTGGTGTATTTGTTAATACTTTCAAGGTGACCGTTGGATGAAATCATCAGATTTCTTATCTCAGTCAACATTGTATTGTTGTCTTTGGCAAATGAGGATATGGCTTGTGCCACCGCCAGCGTATTCAGCATGGCATTTTTTATTTCTTCTCCTGCAATCTGCAATGCTGTAAACCTACCGTTCAACTCTTCGCCAGTATCTTGACTCATTGCCTGAGAACCTTTGGATGAAGCTGACTGGGATGTTGATTCTTGCGAAATCTTGTCATATCCGGTTGCTGCGGCAAGCTCGTCACG